GATCCACTGTGATGGTCTGTGCTCGGTCAAATATGTATTGGAATGCTGTTGTGGTCATTGGGGTTCCTTATCTTGCGGCCATGGCGTAGGAGTTGGCTCCTGCCTGTGCCACTGCGTGTATAAATTGTGGGTCACGGGCCACTAGGGCACGGAAACTGGGTGCATCAACTGCATTGATATAATAGTTTACTGATCCACCACCTGATCCCAGACGATTGTTGGGGATAATATTACCTGATCCAGTGGGCACAAACAGTTCTGGTCCGGCTTCGCCCACCACAATGGGTCTATTGCCTGTGACAGCACCACCATTGGCAAAGCCTAAGATTTTGCCAAGGCCAGCAAATATGTTGCCTCCTCCGCCTCCTCCGCCCCCACCCAGCATGTTGGCCATTAACTGACGAATTTGACTGCGTAATAGATCTTCCACAATGGTATTGATCAAGTCCGTGAAACTGAGTTTGCCTGTTTTCACAAACTTTAAGATACTGTCTTCCATACCGCGTGTGGCATCTTCAAATACCTTACGGGCCACTGTGGCACCGTTGGTGGCATCTTCAATGTATTGATTCATTGCTGTTGACCAACCTGTGCTGAATTTGGCATTGGTTTCTATGCTTTGGCGTAAAACATCATTGAGGCTGGCTGTGGCTCGTGTGGCTTCTTCTGTGATGGCATTGCGTCGCTCTGCGTTTAGAAGAATCTTCTTGCCTGCTTCATCATAGCCCAATAACTTTTCTTCTGCTTCAATTCTAACACGAGCATACTCACGAGCCTGCACAGTTAAGTCATAATACTTCTGTTGATTCTGTGTAAGACTGGCCTTGTTGGCCTGATCAATCAGTTGATTGGCTTGTCTAGTGATGTCAAGTTGTAGTTGATAACTGTAGGCACTATCGCGTAGGGCTGAGGCCTTTTGTTGTTCCAGGCGAATGGCTTCAGGTAGTTTGACCAGGTATTCATCATACAGGGCTGTGACTTCTTGTCGCTCTCGTTGTAATTGACCAATTCTGGCATCACGGGCCGCACTCTGTGGTGTTGCTGTTTCTTGTGCAATGCGATTGTTCAAGTCCACAATTTGGTTATTGTAACTCTTGGTTATGTTGGTGAGTTCTGTTCTTAATTGCTTTTCATCTTCACCCACACCCAATAACTTACGATCAATGTTGATCTTGTTGATGACTTCATCATTGGTTCTACGATAGGCTTCGCTGAGTTGATCCAGGCCAACAATTTCTTTTTGCCAAGCAGGAACCACAGCAGGCTTTTCGCTCTTGGGACCTTTGGCGGCGTCTAGTTTTTCTTGGTTCTTGACTGCCTCTTCTGTGCGTTTTTTGTCGTTTTCTGCTATGGTTTCGCTTATTTTGTCGTAGCCTAGGTAGGCAACGCCCGCCGTGGCTAGCAGAGTAGCAATACTCACAATACGACCAATTGCTGTGCTCTTTTCCAACACAGCACTGGCACCTGCTAGAGCAAACATACCTTCTGTTATCTTGGTCAGGGCTCCTGCAAATTCCACCAGCATGATCACTGTCTTGGCACCAAAGTAGGCCACAATGGCCGCTCCTGCAATGGCCACAATCCGTTCAAACTTTTCCATTTCATCATTGGCGCTGTTGATGGCTGAAGTAACACCAGCAATGTCCAACAGGTTCACAAATGCCAACAGTAACTTTTCACTGGCGGCCGCCAATTTGTCATGTGCTTGGCCTGCTCGTTCCAGGGCTCCTGTGAATCGCATGTATTCTTCAGTGCCACCTCTGGTGCCTTCAGCAACTCCAGCCCAATCAATCTTCATGGCATCCTTGCCAAACACACGGAATGCCAGGGCTTGTCGTTCTGTCACATCAGTCATGGTGGCCAATCGCTCAATCACACGACCAAATGCTTCCTCAGTATTCAAATTGGCCATGTCACGGAAACTTAGACCCAATTTTAAGAAGTTCTCTTGTGCCACTGCTGAGCCTTCTCTGGCATCAAACAGACTCTGACTCAAGCGATTCAAAATACGATACAGTCTATCTGCACTTCCACCATTGGCTTCAAATGCTTCACGCAACTGAATGATCTTGGGTATTGACACATCAGTGCTGGCACTCAGGTCAGTGATGGTATCAGCCATTTCCATACTGCGTTTGGCAAATTCCACAGCACCTGCACCCAACAGCACAGTGGTCAGTGTTTCCATCTTGCGTTGCAGGGCTTCAGTAGCGGTGGCAATACGACCAAAGCCTGTCACTGTGTTGGCGGAGGTGGCCTCTGCTTGACGGCCTAACTTCTCTACATTGCCTGTAGCACTTGTAAGTTTGCCATTGAATTCCGTATCGTTTAATACCAGGGTTACGCTTAGATCAGCCATTGCCATTTACCTTTTTAATATATGCCTGCACCAATTGAGCCATAAGGGTCAGGGCAGGACGACTCATGCCTTGTGGTGCTTGAGTGCTTCCACGCATTTGTCCATCACGAAAACTGCGACCATCATCCAACACTTGTGCATATGGATAGCGGGCTTCAATCCTGTTACCATTGAGACGAGTATTGCGTTTGGCCGTGCCACGATCCACAGGTGTCATGCGATAAAACTCTTGAAATACCTGAGGCATCACTGCTGGTGCAACACCTCGTAACGAGGTTAACTGTTTGACAGCGGCCGCTATGTCACATTTTACTTCTAATGTCATTGTTGTTCCTTAAAGTCAGTCATGATCTGTTGCAGTTGGTCTTGACTTAGATGTGGCACAGCACGATCTACTCCTGCCGCCTGCAAAGCGGCCTGGCGATTGGTCCAATGACGCACAGTATTCAACACATAGATATCAAAGGTGGAGGCTCGTTGCATGACCTCACTGGGCAATACACTATATCTTTCACCTAATCCATCTATGGCTAGTATCATATTAATGTGTGCCTCGTCTTGGTCAATGCCGCCTCCAGTTAGTTTCCCAAGTAGTCCATCAACTTGGACACTACTCGTAACATGATCTTGTTGGGTAATATTGCGTTGTCACGGATCACAGGAGCACCTGATTCATCAAGCACCATTTGCTTGACAATTTCAATCATGGCTGTGTGTTCTGATCCACGGCCTGCAAACCGTAAGAATGTATCTATGGGTTGGCGATCGTAAATCCAAAATTCTAATGGTTCGTTAAACTCTGCAATGGTATCTGCATCATCAAGAGTCAATCGGACCAGGGTGGGTTCTCGTGCTATTTCTACTAATTTCATCTGTTAATCCTTTGTTCGTTCAATCATTTTGTTTACAACAACAAGTAGGAAATTGATCCTGCCTTGTGCTTTTTCTATATCTGCCTTGCCATGACGAATTTCATTCTGTGCTTTGGCAATCTCCGCGAGTATACTGCGTAGTAACTCCGTGTTGGTCTTTGTATCTAGTATTTCCATTGATCTATTGCAGGCGACTGGGCGGGTTAGGCCCAGTCGGCACCGTCAATTAAGTATTGGTAAAGTCGCCAGTGACAGTCAATGTCATTGGACTTACCCATACTGGTTGAGCCGCTGTGATTTTTGGGCTTAGACCAGTCACATACGCATTGGCTGTGATTGTTCGTGTTCCAAAATTCAATGTGGCTTTTACTAGGGTCTTGTTTTTGCTTAGACCAAAGATGCCCAACTTGGTTGCTGAACCTGAAGTTGCTGACGCATTTCCAAAGAAAGTTGTGTCATCAACCACAATGTTGGTGGCAATGCTGTTGGTGGATAAGGTGGCTACCTGTAGTTTACTGCCGCTGTCAAGTTGTTCCCATGTAAAAACATCATTACTATTGTTAATAGTGATGTCTTGTAGGGCGGGCACTTGAACATTGCCAGAAACCAAGGCACCTGTCGTGTCATAGGCCTGCACATATACTGTGACATAACCTGTGGCACCTGGGGCTTGTGTGATATAACTCATGTTCTAAATCCTTTTAATTGGTGAGTAATTTTCTAAAACTAAACTCTGCGTGAGTGATCAAGTCGTCGCCAACGAAAGTGTTTGTGACATTTACGGTGCGTTGAATGAAAGTCTCAGTGCCTGTTGCGAGACGGGCGGCTTTGACAACATCTACGACCTGACTATACTCAGAGGGTAATTTTTTAGCGTCGTTTGCGAAATAAACACTGACTGTTGTTATTTCATTAACTGTGCCTGCAAGATTGAATGTGTCAATCACAGGCTGTTGTTGACTGTTGGCTGTATCAACATAGATATGCTTTTTGTTGTGATGGTATAATGGTTGACCTGAATCTAACCAAGGCAATTGATCACTAATCTTGAATGTGCCAAGACTTTTGACATTTGCTTTAAGGTAGGTCAGTATGGTGTCTCTCATCTTACTCTCTTCAGCATATAATTGCCAGGATACTTCTCTTCACCAGTGATGGTTCCATCACCAGACACATCATACCAATCGCCTGCGTTGATTAATTCATCAAACAGCAATTGGAACTTGCCCTGGTAGAAACCAATCTTGGCACGCTCTGCATTGTCTTCACTACTAAAATCTGCGATCTTGGGTAGGATGTAAAAATACATGGCGTAGAAAACACAGAGATCAGTGAAATCGTGTTGTCTAGAGATGATCTTGGCGGCTGTCACATCAGGAACATCGCTCTTGTTACGAAGCACAGGATTGGCCACGGTTCTCACATAGAGATCACGCCACCAGTCGCTGTGCTTGATAAGACTCAATATTCTTTCTGTGCTACGAATCAATACAGTTTCAATAACATCGTCAGTCAGGCCTTCATTCGCTTCAAACAGGCGTTGGTCTGCATCCAATACATCTTGGTATTCTGCAAAACTAATCACTGTTGAATTGTTGGTAATGAAAGCCATGGTGTATATTTCCGTTAACTGATTACGCTAGGACCTGTAATTGCAACACCAAATGTGCTGTTTAGAATTGCGGCACCTGCAACTGCTTTTAGCACAACATCTGTTGCACGAGAGGCTGGTAGATACAATGTGTTCATGTCGATTGAACCACGCATGGCCTGGCCAATTGCACTTGGAACAAACACAGCACCAACTGCATTGTTGGCGTTAGAACTTGCTGGAACCAGGGCTGATTCAAAGATCTGAACACCAGCGATTGAGCCGATGTAGAAACTGTCCAAGATTTGGTTACCAACATTAGATACTGCGGCATAAGAACTTGTTTGTGTCAAGTTGGCCTTGATACCGTAGGCTTGTGCTGGGTGTAACACAGCGTAGAAAGGACCTGTCAACTTACGGCCACGCAGGGTAGCGGCTGCCTTCATGATGGTCTGTGCTGTTACTGCTGTGTTGGCTGTGCCCAAGTCTGTGCTGAAACTTGAGAAAGTAGCAAACACTTGTGTGTCCATACCTTCTGCAATAGCACGACCAGACTGGTCACCCAACTGTGCAAATACATCGTTGTATGCTGAGTCACGCAACATGTCTGTGACTTGATGATATACAACTTGTTCGCTTAGTGTGATTGTGGCACTTGTGGTGTCTGTTGTTTTGACAGTAGCGGCCGCTTCATCTGTGATGTTTTGTGCGGAGATACTAGCCCATACTGGCACTTGCAATGTTTTGCCAGTGTTGTTGGGTGCGTCAAATACTGTTACCAGTTGACGAGCAACTGAATTCTCATAAGCCGCGTATTGGGCTTGGGTAACTAACGGTGCAAACAGTTCGCTGTTTTGGTTAGTTGTTGATACTGATGGATAAGCCATTCTCTAATTCCTTTAAGGTTAAAATTTCTTTTGTGATTTCAACTGTGCATACAATTTGCGATGCTCAGCCAATTTCATATCTAATTTGCTAATGTCAATTTCATCATGAGAATGGTTGACACTAGATCTTGTGTTGGTTGTTGAGGGACCTGGTGCAACAAAGTGTGGATTCTGGTTTAACCATTCTGCCACAAAATCTTCTACTGCTAGAGGTTCACCGCGATCATTATAACGCACTGAACCATCTGAACCAACTACCTCTACTTCACCTTCACCGTTCAAGCGGACTTGGGGCATTAACAAGGCTTTGACTTGATCAGCGTTGACAGCACGATGTTTTGCCGCGGCTGAGACCAAAGGCGTGTTGACCTTATACTCCCGAATGATGCTGTCACGACGAGCGATTTCAGCATCTTTTTTACTTGCAAGTTCTTGAAGTGTCTTTTCAAACTCACCACGCTTGATTTGATCCTGCGTTCTGGCTTGTTCTTGTTGAGCCTTTAGGGCTCGCAACTCTTCAACATCACCTAGTTCCTCATACTTCTTGCTGTATCGCTTTTCCATGGCTGATCTAGTCTTGGCCATCATTGCGTCAACTTCTGCCTGAGTGTAGGCTCTTGCTTCTTGTGCCTGAGTTTCTAGACCTGTGTCTAACGCACCAGTTGCGTCGTTTGCCAATGTTTCTTGTTGGGTCATTGTTACCTCGCCTCCTTAGAGTGTTATTGTATTTACTACATTTATGCCAAAACGGACTTTCTGGCCAATGCGATTACTTCTTCTTCATGGCATCACTGCCTGAACCTTTGTATCCAGCGGCATGTGCGGCACGACCTTGTGCGGCGGCCTTGGCCTGTGCTCCTGCCCCTGTATAAACTTTGCCTGAGTTACCCCATTGGTAACCAGACTTTCCATTCTTTGTTGCTTTGTGAACTGGCATTGCTGTCTCCTTTTAATGTATTGGACCACCTGCTATCCAGGCGTCACATGTTCTTGCGGCGGCACATTTGAAATCCCAGGCTTCACAATAGCCTAGGTCTCCTGCCTCAATGGTTGACCAGGCATCTTTGGCACCTGATCCACCCGCGGCCAGGCCTGCATCAATACAGTCAAGTATGGTCTGTGTTTGATTGAATGCGGCACAGTTGCCACAACGACTTGAGCGGGCTTCATCAGCAGTGATGCTCCACATCTTGCCTTTGGCGGCCCAGAATGTTCTATTAGGTTGGTTAGGATCCAGCGGACCATAATGTGCCTTGTCAATGGCTGTTTGTCTGTTCTTTAGATTCACAGCAATGTCTTGTGTGGCTACAGGGCAAGTGCCAGAGACATCAGAGGTGTTGGTGGCATCAGCGGTGTCTGCGGTGGTGTCTGTCTCTGGTTCACGAGCCAGGATGGCCTCTATCATCCACTGTGTCTGACGATGTTCATTGATGCGATCTGCCAGGAAGTTCTGTAGGCCATATTCACGAACACCTGTGGCTTGATCAAATGTGTCTTGTAAGGTGTTGATCAGGATCTCCAGGTCTTCACTGATGTTTTGCCATATCATCACAGGGTCAGTGACCACTTCAATGGCATCAGTGAGTTCAGTTTCACTCATGATGTCACGATAGTCGCCCTTGGGAAACACACCTAGACGGCGTAGTTGTTCCGCATACGCATCTATGGCCTCCTGGGCGTCTTCGTATATGTGTTGCAACATCTTGTGATATTGCGGAAAGTCTGGACCTGACACAGTCCAATGATAGTTGTGTGTCTTGAGATAGTAGGTGAAGTTGTTACCAAATGCGGTATACAACAAGATGATTAATTGATCCATTGTGTTTCCTTAATATGTTCGGGCGGATATCTGTAGAGCCTGGCGACGGCTGGTTCTTGGCTGGGCTTGGGGCACAGGCTGTTCTACAAAAGCAGGGTTTGTCGCGGCCTGACCACCAACACGAACTGCCGTTGCTGGTGAGGGTTCTGTAACCTGGGCTGGAGCGGCTTCATCGCCTTCAATGATACTGGGTCCTGCTTCTTCAATGCTGAGACTATCGTTTATCAATTCCATCAACTTCTGATCAATCAAGGCCAGGGTCTCTGGACTGGTAGCGGCTGATTTGGCCACTTGCAGTTTGACAAACTCTTGTTCTTCATCCTGTATTGAATAACTGTCTTGGTAATGAATCCGGCCTGTCCACTCAGTGCCTTGATATAGTGCAAACATCTTCCACATTTGTTCTTCTGCCAATTCCAAGTTGTTGGCCTTCTCACTTAACTTGGCATTCAAAAGTTGGAACTCCGTCTGCATGGCCACCCCAGAAAGCAGTTTGGCCGCTGTGGCTCTAACTGATCCTGTGTTGGCCATCTTGTCTATGCTGTCTACTGCCTGTGTGATGGCTTGATAGATACTGGCAATGCTGGCACCATTGTATTCCAGCAGGTAAGGCTTGAGTCCAGGATCCAAGTTCTCTGGCATGGACACAATGCTACCTGCTCCGGCTCCGGCCTGTGTTTCGTTGGTTTTCACAAGACTTGGATGTCCATCTAGACGCACAGTTTGTTCTACTTCCGACAATTGGTTGTAGATAAACCTTTGCATGCCTGCAATGTCTTGTATGTCACTCACACCAATGCCACGCACCATGGACCGTTGGGTATACACACAGGTCACAGGAATGAAACCAAGACCATTGGGTTCTGTTTCTTGTTTGAGAACTGTGCGTGTGTCAAAATCAATGTGCCATGTGGTGATCGCTTCAGGAGTCCACTGACGAACAGTCTGCACCGATCCATTGATTTCCTCCACATATTTGAAACGCTTGAGGTCATAGTAACCACTAGGCAAGCGTTCCCATGACCAGTCCACCACCACTAGGGGTGTCAACAGGCTCACATAAGGACGAACACCAATCACTTGTTCATCTGCTTTGGTCACAGCACCCACATTGGGCTTGGCCATCATGACCCAGCAATGGCCAAATACACTGGCCCAGGTTGATACATCACGCATGAATGCATCAAGACTGCGACCTTCTAGGTCAGCATCCTCTAGGAAGGCCGCCGCAGTGGCATCCTCCGCCAGGCGGCCTAGATCACGCTCAGGCTGTTCACGAAACAAGAAACTGTTATACACATTGATCACGGCCCGGCAGTGATTTTCTAGCGGAGTGTTTTCCAAGCGTTGTGAGTATTCTGTATCAGTTTCTAATTGATAGCGTGTGAGATATTGTCCACGCTTGTAGTCTTCGCCGCCCAGGTAACTGGTCAGGAGAAAACGCCAATTGCTTCTATTGTAGTTGTAGAAGCGATTGCCTGAAGCGATTCGGCCCAGTTGTTCGTCTACGATTTGCATTGTGCTCATTGTGAGAATTCCTTAAAATGTTTGGTGTGTGGAGTTGCCTACGGCTCTAACTCCATGGCCCCAACGCTGTGCCGGTTGTATCACTACATCACGACGCACTGGGAACATATAGTCTACGGCATATCGCATGGCATCAGCCATGTGATCAAAACCTGAGTCTTTGTCAGGTTGTGTGGTGCCTTCCTTGTATGTGTGCTTTTCTAAACACTCTATTAATCGTCGACACTTAGGGTCAACCCACAACATGCGGTCACCTCGTGCTGAACACAGTCGGGAGTTTACAGCATTGATGCCATCTCGTATGGGCGTATGTGCGTTGGGTGCCTTCACTGTGAAACCGGCGTTCTGCAGGATGGTGAGGTCAGTAGCACCGCCTGCTGATGTTTTTCTTTGTCGGCTGGCTGGATCAGGGTAGACCCATATTCTACTCGCGGGGAATCGCGATTGAATTTCGGCCACAATCTCTTGGGTGTTACTAGAATACATTTCAATTTCATCGATGGCATGCAAGTGATCTCCTTGTCTATGAAACACAACAGCACTCATGGGATCAATGTTGAAGTCCATGCCGATGTAGACCACTGGCGGTGTCACACCTGTATATGGTCTGACATTCTCTGCACGATCAAATGCATAGAAGATACGGTTGGCATACTGTTCCCAGGTGGCTTCATATTCTTGGCGAAAGGTTCTGGCATCTAGGTCACGACGGGCTGACTCAACTTCATCAGCGGTGACATTGCCACCCGCTAGTGTAGTGTAGTGAAATGAGGCCCAGTCCCCTTGTGATTCATCACGACCGCGTTGGAACAAGTCATAGGCCCAGTTTGAGGCTCCCATAGGCGTGCTTATGAATAGTGCGGCTCCGGCCCGATCACTCAAGGTTGGCCTAAGCACTTCGGTCCAGGCTTTCTGATCCACCATGGCAAATTCATCTATACAGCAAAAATCTAAGCCCACTCCACGCAGGCTGTCAGGATTGTCTGCACCACGCAGGCTTATTTTACTTCCGTTGATCAAGGTGATGGTGAGATCACTTTCATTAACACGGTCAACCCAGCCTAGATCCTGTAAGCGATACTTGAGTGGATCCCATACAATCTGTTTGGCCTGACGATAGGTGGGGGCCACATAGAAACTGCGACTACGCGGTCGGCGGGCCGAGCGAGCCAATTCACGGATGGCAAGATGTGTCTTGCCCCAACGACGCCCTGCTATCACCACACGGAAGCGGGCTAGGCTTGACACAACTTCACGCTGACCAGCATTTAGGGGCATGGCGTTAATGATCCTGCCATGGTAGGATTTTGTCTGTGTCAGAAGTATCAGGATTGTCCTTCATGCCCAGCATGTTCTTGGCCAAGAAGATCTGCATCACTGCATTGCCATTGAGTGCATTCTTGATCATGGCCATTCTAAGTCGTTGCTTGGTGTCTTCACGACCCTTTTCAATGTAGTCACTAAAATTGTATTTGAGTGTTTCTTCTGCCACGCCAAACCAACGAGCAATCTCTCGCTGTGTGCAACCTAGACTGGCTAGATGATACACTTCATCCGGAGGTATGCATCGTTGATTGGGTGCTCGTCCCACCAGTAAACCCTGTTTAGTCACTGTGCCCCAACGAGGACTTTGTCTGGGACGAAACTCCCACTTGTGTTCAGATTTCTGATCGGGTGCTTCTGAGGCAACTAGTTCTTCGTTGGTGTCGTCAAGTGTGAGCGTGGTCAAGGCTGTGTCCCAAATTGGTGTAAAATTATTTACCTGTTTGTGACATTTATGCCAATGATCCGGATTCAAAAGGCTTTTGTGCGAAAGGCACTAAACCGTCGGCCAAACAAAAGCCCCACCCTATTGTGAGGCTTGTGCCAGGTCCTAATATTCAGGAGCAACTCAAGTCATAGTTGAAGCGGACCTGTGGGTTAAAGCATAACTTGAGTCAATTATAACAGGCTCCAACGGTTCATGCAAATTATTTGAATAACTTGATTCTTATTCAAGTGGGTGTGAGTTTGATTAGTATTCCGTGACGGATACGGTTTGATTCCTTTTCCGTGATCCTGAGCCCACCGCCTTCAGCGGGTTTTGTATCAGATCAAATTGCCGTCACGAGTGCGATATGTAACGATTTACCCCTATAGCACTTCTTAGGGGTTTTTCGTTACATTTTTATTTCGCAACTGACCGGTATTGCTCAAACAACTCCTTAAATGTGGAGCCAGGATCACCCAAAGCCATTTTGGCCAACTGTTCTGCTTCCAGTCTTTGGCGTTCACGACTGCGTCTAGTGCGTTCAGCACCAGTTTGAGCGGGACGACTATTACGCCGTCCCCGTGGTCTACCACCTGTTCGGGGTCTATATGAAATCTGGATGGTTTGTAGTGTGTTTTTCGCAACATTCCAATCCATGAATGTGCCCAATTCTATCGCTGTGGCATGATCCAACAAGGCCACATCCACTGTGGCTTGATTATTCTGTAATCTAAGTGCTGTTCGCATTAGAATTTGATAAAAGGTATAAGCACTAAAAGCCGCCACACACGCTCGCTGGGTCATGTCAACATGTGTGGTCAAAAAGTCCATCATCACTGGATTCATCACCAGGGCTGTTTCCAGACTCACAGCACGATACTGTGTGTGATTGTTCATGCCATGCACATTGTGTGTGAGTCTGGTTTCTGTGGCCAGACTGGCCAATTCTGAGTTGTTTCTTACCACCAGGATGTCTGGGGGCAAGTTCCGTCGCACATACGCATGATACTCTTGAAGTATTTCTGGATTGGCTTGGCGTTTGCGATTGCTCCATAGGAACTGTTCATTCGCCCAATCAATGGTGTGTATTCTAACAGGCAACAGGCGTCGCACAAATTCATTTTGGCATTCTAATTCAAAGCCTGCATGTTCAAACCAGCGATACATGAATGTGTGTTCAAATGCCGCGGCCGCAATCTTGATCATGCCCCAGTCAGAGAATACAGCAGGATCAAGACTCAGCACCAAATCTGCATGTCCTGTGTCATTCTGGCACAGCCTTTGATAACTGTTCCACTTGCAATATAATTCTTGATTCCCACTGGTCAAGCGTTGAAACTGTGGACTGTCCGTGAATGCCTGCTCTGTGGGCGTTGAACTCACACATAATTTATGCCAAGGCACATCATCTTCTGGGATCACTGCCGCAGGGCGATCCCAATAAAACAAGTTCTTGAAATCCCATTGCGGGTTCCAACTTTTGGCTGTGGTCAAGTTGATCTTTTCATAGTTCCACACTGTCATGGCTTCATCTACAATCAAGATCCAACGCTGTCTAATGCTACGCGGTATCTGTGTGCGTATGAATGCTTCGTGTGTGATCAAGATAACACCCTCATCGCGATGCACCATTTGATCAATAATTCTGCGACTCACATTGTCTGTGTGTCTGCGTCCTGACACAGGATCTGGTTCACTGTTGATCACATCCTCAGGCCGTATGCATTCTGGCAAGTCTTCAAGATATTGTTGTTGTAATCGCACACTGGGAACAACCACCAACACTGGGGCTCCTGCTATGCGCAGTGCAAATTTAATGCCAGGATATATGCCTGTGCGTGTTTTACCCTGGCCCGCACCGCGGCTATCGTAATAGATCGTTGTTTTGTTCATTTCTTTAGACCTGTTCCTGGCCCAAAGATTGCTCTTGTCTTATCGCAGGGCCGCTGGACTTGCTCCAGGCGGGAAAGCCAGACATCACTCCATGCTTTCACTTGAAAAGGAGCCGGGGCTCCTGATCAAGTTTGTGATGTTGTTGCGATAAGATTTAACTTGTAAACCGTGCGGTCTACAAAGTATTTATGCATTGTATGCGAAAACACTGTAACAAGCAATCCGTTTGGACAAATTGATCTGTCTTTTTCGTTACGAAAATCTATCAAATCATCAGGTAGACTTTGGTCTAGGTCAAAAAAATACCCCGGAGTCACTCGGGGTATTTCACATCTAACAGGAAAAATTATAAAATTGACAAGTTACAGAAAGTAACACAAGTATTTATTTTGTTCCAGGTCGGGGACCAGGTTTTCGTTTCACATAGTTGGCAGGTAGTGGCAACCAGGTATAGCCCACAACAAAACTGTAACGCATGGCGGCCGCTCGTTCACGGCTTCGACCATATCTTTGCTGTATCTCATCGGTGGTGGCTGTTCTAACCCATTGTATTTCTTCATCGGTATAACGATATTGGCGACCCTGTTGTCGATGATTGTAAGGTCCTTGATTGCCGGCACCTGAACCTGGCCGACTACCACCACGATATGCACGACCTGCTTGATGCAGATCCCGCATCTTTTCCTGTTGTGTGCCTTCCTCCAAATGCACCGGATTCACACACAAGCGATTGTGACAGGTATGGTTGGCATTCAGGCCTGGGGCAATGTCACGACCCAATTTGATGGCCAAAGCCACGCGATGCACAGTCATCATTCTGTATTGGGCTGGTCGTGTGTTGGCAATTTTATAGCCAATAAAGCCGTAGCCGATGTTGCTCTGCACTCCGGTCCAATTGATGCAACCTGTGGCGGCATCCCACTGTTGGTGTCGTTCAAAGTTGGGTCTACTGATCAGTTTATCACCTATGCGTATTTTTTCTACTCTACTGTTACCCATTCGTGTTCCTTAAAATTCATCAGGCCATCTAAGCCTTGCATAAGTTTCTATTTCAGCCGGCAACACAAATTCCACTGACAATTCTGTGGCCGAAATACCTGCATGATATTTTTGATGCATCTGCTCTGGCAAGTGACCCTCTGCCACCAACCACCGGATTACCGGAACATGCCGCATGATTTCATATTGCATCTCCAGGTCTATTTCCTGTTCAATCTCTTGATCTTCAATCCAACGACGAACCCACATGCGTGTCATCGATCATGGGTCCGAGTCAGAGCCAACATGGTCTGATATTCTTCATAGGCCCGTTGTGCGGCAGGATGTTGTTCACGCACCCAACGCTGTTCACGACCCGAGGCCGCGTCACGAACCAATTGCCAAAATTTCTCCTGCATCATGGTGATGTCTAGGCCTGACACAATCTCAGTTTGATAACTCACATCAAATATGTTGTCAGGATTGACTTCTACCACACGATTGCGTTGATACTGGCTACGGCTTTGACTGATCACAGCATCGTAGTAACCACGAAATCGGGCAACTTCATCTGCGGTGACTTCACTCATCGTCTGCACCCGAAAAACCAATTTGGAAACGCACTTCTTCAAAATCTGCAGGCCACACAGCCGCCAACCAATTGAATATGTCTTCCATGGCATCCATTTGTTTGTCTGAAAAATCACGCTGTGGTTCCGCCGCATACAGCATGTTGTCCAAGATGCCACCCATGAGACTTTCTGGGCTATTCATGCCTGATCGTCCACGCGGCAAGTTGGCACGACGCTTACGCCAATATTCGTTACGAAATACTCGTTGATCTTCATCAGTGGTATTACTAAGTGTGGCACATTTGACCAAGGCTCTCATCATTTGGCCCTGTAGCCAGGCCTGATCCTCGGGTCTGATTTCTCTATATTGAGTTCGAGCCCCGGTAATTTTGGGTATGTAAGGTATGCGTCGTGACATGGTGTTTCCTTGAGTAGATATACCTATTATGCATATTTATTTATATGAACTCAAGTTTTTTGGGCTATTTGACACTTCAAACTGGCTTTTTTGAGTTGGCGGGCATAGGGCATGCCAATCTTGTAATGTCGAGCAATCTCTTCTGGTTCTACTTGTCGCATCCAAGCCCATGCGGTTGAATCATATTTGGATGGTCGACCACCAGGTCCTGGATTACTACGATTTAGTTTGGGATCCAATAACCAAATGCTTTGTGATTTGGTAACTTGACGAAACAGGTCAATCACATCATATGCTTGATCCTGTATTTGTATTTTTGCTGGTATTGGTAACTGTAATTGTGTTACTCGTGCTTGTATTTCTCGTTCAGTGTATTTGAATTGCATATTGGCCTCATTTTGAAATTCATTTCATCACATAATGGCTTATCACAAAGCCCATGGCTCCTGTCATGGTGGTGATTATCACAGCGGCCCATGAAAGGTATAATCGGTATGTATCTCTGCGATCATCCATGATCACATCTTTGATTTCAGTCAGGGTGTTTTCAATACGATCAAAGCGTTGGTCCATGTGGGTCAAACGATTTGTGATCTGTTGATAGCGTTGAGCACACAGTTGGCTGTGTAGAGCCAGATCAGTTTCTTCTTGTGCCACGGTTTCTATAAAATCACTCATTGATCAGGTCCCATTGTTGTGCTGTTTCGTTCCAAAGATATGCCAGGCCATCTTGAGGGTATGCCACAGGGGCTTGCCATCGCCATGTTGCTGTGTTCAAACTCCAACTGGCCCAGGGTTGTGGTTCATAGAATACATCTGCCTCGGCATCATACACATAGCCTATGCCTGCATAATTGCCACGCAGGGCACGACCTTCTGGATGTTGATTGCCACTGGTGTTGTAACTGGTTTGAATCCAATCCTGGCTATCTGGTAATTGGGCAATGAAATCTGCTTCAGCCACAATGACCTGTTGAACAACTGAATTTTTAACTTGTGCGTAATGACTCATGTTTGCCTTTATGCTGTATATGTTCCGCTTGTGGTGAATTTTAAGACTTTATAACTGCCATCTGTGGTCACAGTGGCACCAGAATAATTTCCTGTATAGTCCGTGGTCAACAGGCGTAGAATCACAACTCCTGAACCACCATTGCCAGCATTTGCAACGAAAGACACATATGCGGCACCACCACCACCAGTGTTGACCACACCATTGCGACTATAACCAGGCGTGTCGGATCCACCACCACCCAATCCGCCGCTGACTCCAGCGGCACCTCCACCACCACCATAATATGTGCTGGTGCCTGTGATTGCAACAGCAATGCCATCTCCACCCGATCCTCCATCTGTGGCTGATGATCCTGCCGCTCCTGCACCACCACCACCACCTCCGGTTATATGATTGAACCAGTAATATGCATCGCCTCCTGCATTACCTTGGCCTGCGGTTCCAGTTCCATAGGTATAATAACCGGTGTTGTGTTGCCAAACAGCACCACCACCCGAACCACCATTTTGTGCGGCATTATAACTGGCTGTGCCACCACGACCACCTGCCACAGCAGTCAAACCAAAAGCCGTAGTATCCGTGCCACTGTTTGCACCAGTGCCACTCGAGCCTGTGCCACCACTACCTAATATAATACTATAGGTGGTTCCAGAAATCAAAGTTACTGCGGTGTTATAAATTACACCACCAGCACCTCCTCCACCACCACCTGTGCCTCCACCACCACCTCCGGCCACCAACAAGGCCGAGGCTGTAATACTAGAAGCGGTTGCGGATTGTGTGAAAGCCGTTCTAGCCGCAAACATTATGCAAATCCTCGGGCCAGACTCACCAGGTAATTGGTGCCATCATAGAATCCAGAAATCACATCAATTGCGCCAGCCGCTGTGCTTAATGTTTTTGTGCCACCGACATATTTCAAGTTACTGGTCAACAAGCGACTACCTGTGCCATCTTGTGTGATCACAATGGTAAAACTGGATCCTGATACAGCATTGGTAATGTCTGTGGTATTGATGGTGATATCACCTGTGGCTGTCACAGTATGAATTGATCCCAGGGCCAAGTTGGCTGTGATGGTGCCACTGGCACTGCCCAAGGCCACAACCCGTTCATTGAAGGTTGACATGGTGCCATACTTGTTGGCACTACCTGTTGATACAATGTTACCATTGGTTTGTATAATACTACGCGAGTCTTCATTCAATATCACATAGGCATTTGGCACCAGTGTGACATTACCACCGGCCCAGTTTGCAAATGTATGCAGGGCAACAGCATTGGTAATGGTCAAGTTGGCCACTGCTGTGATCACACCTGTGTATAATCGAGCCGTATTGATATTACTTGCGGTATAACCTGCTCCGGTTGAGGCATAGGTGATACTTGGAAAGTGAGCACTGGCATATTGAGCACTGATACTGCCACCCACTGGTGTAACAGTAATTGCGGCACCAATGCCTGCTATTTGACCTGCTGTTCCTGTGCCATACACATTCAATGTTTGTCCATTGACCAAGATGGGTGTTGTTAAATTACTAGCACTTGATAAGGCACCCCAGTTCTTGCCATTTAGATTCAAGTCCATACCACCTACCATGGGTCGTATGCGATCATTGCTGTTCATAGAGGTGTTGGCACTGGTGGCTGTGACACCTAGATAACCAAATGTGCCTATGGTGGTTCTTGTGCCAGCGGCATAACTGGTCAAGAAGTTCACATTACCACTGGATACAAATGATACTGTTTGGTTTGCACT